GGGCTCGGGAGTGGGGAGGGGATTTCTTATAGAGGTACCACATGCAAAAACTGCATAGCTCGATTTGGGGAGGGCCCACCCCCCTTTGAGAGAAAATAGGGGTCCCAACTTTACCCTTTATTGCTTAATTCAGGCTCTCATGGTAAGACTTTTATAAACGATGATTCACATGAATAATGACATAAATTTTATAAAAAAATTACCAGTAGACGAACAGAAAGCATATTTAAAGGCTTATTTAAAAGCAGATCAGCTAGAAACCCAAACCAAAGTTAAAGGGGATTTTTTCGAATTTATAAAATATATCTGGCCTGCGTTTATTACTGGTCGGCATCATAAAATTATTTCTAAAAAATTTAATGATATTGCCGAAGGCAAAATTAAGAGACTCATTGTAAATATGCCACCTAGGCATACAAAATCAGAATTTGC